CAACGGCGCGAGTCCGCGGAGCATCAACCTGACGCCGGCGAGCAGCCGCTACCCCCTGCTCGCCATCGTGGTCCCGCACGGGGCGGAGGCGTGGCTGAAGCACCCGTCGAACACCGGCGGCAACAGCTCGAAGATGGCCGGCGGGCACCTGACGACCGGCATCGTCAGCGGCGGCATCGACACCCTGGTCGTCCAATCCAGCCTGAACGCGAATGGCATCGTCTATGACGTCTTTGTGCTGCCCGGCGGCGAGACGGCGGGCCCCGATGGGTTCAGTGTCGACGGCGAATTTATCCCTGTCGAACCGACAAGCCCGACCGGCGGGCCGTTCGGGGAGGACCCGGAAGATCCCGTCGAGGGCGAGGAGGGCGAGCCCGGCGGTGGGGGTGGAGGCGGCGGCGACGATCCCGGCGGCGACACGCCCGGCGCGCCAGGCGGGGGTCCGGATGACATCGACACCGATCTCTCGGTGGAGTGTGCGCCCCTGACGAAGCGGGTGTTTAATGACGCACTCTCGCGCATCGGCATTTCGAAGCGCATCGTGAATGCCGCGACCGACAACACCGAAGAGGCGGACCTCTGCCGGCAGCACTACGCGCGATCGATTGAGCAAACGCTGCGCGACTTTCCCTGGCCGTTTGCGACGCGTTGGACGTTCCTGCAACTCCTCGCTGGGACGACGGCGGCGCCGGCGAATCGGGATTGGGCGTTTAGTTATCGCCGCCCGATCGACTGCGTCTTCGAACGACGCCTCGCGGTGCTGCGGGAGGGCGCCGTCGATCCCACGCCGCCGCCGTTTCAGTTGTCGTTCGATACGACCGCGGGGCGCATCCTCACGAATCAGGCGAGCGCGCAACTCGAATACACGGCGCGCCCGCTGTGCACGGCGGGCCTCGGCGATCCCCTCTTCCTCGATGCGCTGACGTGGCGCCTCGCCTCGCGCATTGCCGGCCCGCTCACGCGCATCGCTGACGTCGGGAAGCTCTGTCTCGATCAATACGACGCGAAGATCGCGAAGGCCTTCGAGCTCATCCGGCCGGGGAATCCCGGCCCGCGCACGCCGCTCGACGCGCTGGCGCTCGACCCAGGGGCGGATGGCGCGGCGGCGAACGTCGCCATCGTGAATCGCGCGCTCTTGCGCATTGGCGCGCGCACCGTCGCGAACCTGGCGACCGAGCAGAGCCGCGAGGCGGAAGCCGCGCGCGCGATCTTCGAAGCCGAGCTCCGCGCGACCCTGCGCGATGTGCCGTGGCCGTTTGCGACGCGCTACGCGACCCTCGCGGTCGTGATGGGGCCCACGCCGCCGCCGAATGGCGACTGGACGTATTCGTATCGGCAACCGAGCGACTGTGTGTTCGAGCGGCGCCTCGTCGTTACGCGGGGCGGCGCGATCGATCCCACGTCGCCGCCGTTCCAGTTGTCGTCCGATGGGAGCGGGGGCCTCCTCGTGACGAATCAGGCCGGCGCCGTGCTTGAGTACACCGCGCGCATCACGAGTGCCGTCCGCCGCGCCGACCCGCTCTTTTTGGATGCCTTCGCGTGGCGGCTCGCGGCCTCGCTCGCGCCGTCGCTGGCCCAAGTCCTGCCTGAGGCGGTCGAACAGCTCGGGCGGGGCCCGGCCGACCCGTTGGACCCGCCCGCCGCGCCGTCAACCGGGGTGCAGCTGCGTGCGGCGGTCGCGACGAGCTGCCAGCGCATGTATCAGCAGACGATCGATCGCGCCTATGAGGTGCTGCGGCCCGGGAATCCCGGCGCGCGGCCGGCCGCGTCGACCCTCGATCTCACGGCCGCGGCGATCGCGGCGAATGTCGCCGTCGTGAACCGCGCGCTCCTGCGCATCGGCGCGCGGACGATCGCGAACCTCGACACCGAGCAATCGCGTGAGGCCCAATCCGCGCAGCTCCTCTTTGAAGAGGAGCTCACCTCAACGTTGCGCGATTTTCCGTGGGCCTTTGCGACCACTTATCTCTCGGCGCCGACGCTCGTGGCGGGCACAACCGCCGTGCCGGTTAATGACGACTGGACCTTCGCGTATCGCTATCCGAGCGACGCCGTGAAGGTGCGGCGCCTCGTAAGCACCCGCGGGCGGGGCTTCGAGTACGTGCCGGAGATGTTCCGCATCGGCCAGGACGCCGTCGGGCGGCTGATCTATTGCCACCAGGAAACGCCCACCGTGGAATACACCGCGCGGATCCCGAACTGCGTGCAGTTCGCCGAGCCCCTGTTCCGGGACGCGTTTGCGTGGCGCCTGGCGGCGTGCCTCGCGCCGAGTCTTGCGACGGTGGATCCAGACGTGCCGGCGCAGGTCGGGCGCGGGCCGCTCGATCGCCCGCGTGAACGGAAAACCACGGAAGCGCAATTGCGCGAGCGCGCGACCGCGCGGGCCTGGCAGATGTACTACCGCACGCTCGAGCAGGCCCGTGTCGCCGATGCGACCGAGCAGCAACCCACGCAAGAGCAAGGCGAGGCGCCGTGGATCCGGGAGCGCGACTAGATGCCCGGCGGTTTCCTTCCCGTCGACGGTGTCATCCAGCGCAGCTTCGGCGGCGGCGAGCTCGCGCCGGCGCTGCACGCGCGGGCGGATCAGATCAAATACGCCACCGGCCTGCGCACCTGTCGCAACTTTCTGATTCACCGGTCGGGCGGCGTGTCCAACCGGCCAGGGCTTCGCTTCATCTCCGAGTGTGCGACGGCCAGTCCGACCGTGCAGTTGCTCTGCTACGCCTCGGAGATCGCGGGCGAGTCGATCCTCATTGAAGCCGGCGCGAGCTATCTGCGCTTTTTCAAGAACGGCGCGGCCGTCGCGCTCGCGGTGCCGCCGGCGCCCTGGGATATCGCGACGCAGTATCTCAACGGCGACCTCGTCGAAGTGGCCGGCGTGAACTACTACGCCATCATCGCCTCGCTCGGCATGGACCCGGCGACGTCCCCACTGAGCTGGTTTCCGATGACGGACGATCTGCTCGAGCTCCCCTCGCCCTTTCCGGACTTGTTCGCCTGGTCGCAGACGGGGCGCACGCTCACGCTCACGCACGAAGACGTCCAGCCGTATGAGTTGACGTTCGTGGCGTTGACGCACTGGACGCTGAAGCCGCTCGTCACCGCGCCGCTGATTCTGCCACCGACCGGTGTGGTGCTGACGCCAGGCGCCGCGGGCACCCGGCGGTTCGCCTACGTCGTGACGGCCGCGAGTCCCGACTACGAGGAGAGCGAGGCGAGCGGCCAGGTCATCAACCTCGCGTGTGCGGAGCCGACGCCCGGCGCGCCGCACGTCATCACGTGGACCCCGGTCGTCGGCGCGCCGGAGTATTACGTGTACGCCGACATCTACGACAACGGCACGTATGGCTTCATCGGCGTGGCGACAGGCGTGACCGGCGTCTTCCATGACGTCGGGTTCGTGCCGGATTTCGCGGTGACACCGCCGGTCGCGCGGGTGCTCTTCGCGACGGCGACGAATTTTCCAAAAGTCTCGACAAGCTATCAGCAGCGGCGATTCTTCGGGTTCACGCAGACGACGCCCGACGGGATCTGGAGCTCACGCGTGGGCTTCCCCTCGAACTTCGGCATTTCGAGTCCGCTGCAGGATGACGACGCCCTGACCTTCCGCCTGGCTGGTACCCATCATCATCCCGTACGCCACCTGATTGGCTTGAAGACGCTCATCGTGCTCACCGACGCCGGCGAGTGGAATGTCGGCGAGCCGAAGGTCCCGCTCGCGCCGAACAACATTCCCGCCGATCAACAAACGTATGCGGGCTGCGCGGACGTGCGGCCGGTCGTCGTCGGGAATTCCATCCTCTACGTTCAGGCGCGCGGCTCGATCCTGCGCGACCTGCGCTTCGACATGCAGGTCGAAGGGCTCGCCGGGCGCGACCTGACGGTCTTCTCGAGTCATCTCTTCGACGCGCACACCCTGCGTCGGCTCGACTACGCGCAGGTCCCCGATTCCATCGTGTGGGCCGTGCGTGACGATGGCGTGCTGCTCGGGCTCACCTACCTGCGCGAGCAGGACGAGTGGGGATGGCATCGGCACGATACGGCGGGCTTCTTCTGGGATGTGTGCGTCGTGCCGGAGGCGACCGGTGACGCGGTCTACTTCGTCGTGCGTCGCACGATTAACGGCAACACCGTGCGTTACATCGAGAAGCTCGAGAAACGCGAGATCGTCGACTGGAACACGGATGTGTTCTTCGTGGATGCCGGGCTGAGCTACGCCGGCGTCGCTGTCGACAACATCGCCGGCCTTGATCATCTCGAGGGTGAAGTGGTCGCCGTCGTCGGCGCCGGCTCTGTTGTGGAATATGACGGTGATCCGGCCGGCGCGCGGGCGGCGGATTTCACCGTCACGGGCGGTACGCTCCCTGTCGCGCTGTCCTCTACGTACATGAACATTTCGGCGGGTCTGCCGATTCGCTTCGCGGAGCTCGAAACGCTCGAGCTCGACGTGGCGGGCGCCGCCGTACGCGATAAGCAAAAGGCCGTCGGTCCGGTGCAGGTGCTCATCGACAACAGCGCGCCCGGGTTCCTCGCGGGGCCGGACGCGCAGCATCTCCGGCGCTACGTGCCGCCGCAATGGGAGACGGGGGCCGGGTGGACCGGCCAGGTAGAGATCGCGACCACCAAGACGTTCAATCGCTATGGGCGCGTGGTCATCCGGCACACGAACCCGCTGCCGTTGACGATCCTGGGCGTGATTCCCAACGTCGAGCTGGGAGGGTGACGGATGAAGACGAAGAAAACCATTTCACGCTGGGGCTGGTTGAGCGTCTACACCTTCACGAATCGCACGAGTGGTGAGATTCGCTACCGCTGGCGGGTGTGCGGCGCCGACGGGACGGTGCTCGTGCGGAGCGAGCGGAGTTTTGTAGAACCCGCGCAGGCGCAGAAGGACGCACGTCGGGTCTCCGGTTTACTCCAGTCCGTGTTTATGGTGATGGATCGAAAGGCGGCCTAGATGAAGCTCGTGAACATGAAGATCGACAAGGCGGCGCGTCAGGAGACCCACGCCAGTAAAAGCGCGTTGATGGATGCGCCGGCGTATCCGTACGGCCTCGAGGTCCGGCTCGACAAGGAGACGCTCGAGAAGCTCGGGCTCACCGACAAACTTCCCAAGGTCGGGACGTCACTCACGTTGACCGCGCTCGTCGACGTGACGTCGGTGTCGGAAAACGAAAGCACCGACGGCGGCACGAACTGCAGCGTGAGTCTGCAAATCACCGACCTCGCGCTCGCGACGGCGAAGGACGCCGGCGACGAGCTCTACGGCAAAGAGAAGAAGTAAGCCGCGATGTGGATGCAACTGCTCTCCCTTGGGCTTGCCGCCTACGGCACAGCGACGAAGGTCCGCGCGGATCTGAAAGTCGGCCAGGCGGCGGCGGACGCCGGCGGAATGAACCGCGAGGCCTCTGAGTCGCAGGCGGAGCTCGCGGACTTCAACGCGCGCGTCGCCGACCTGCAGGCGCAGGATGCGATCGAACGAGGCGCGCAGGACGAGTCCCGCTTCCGCCAGGGAGTGCGCCTCCTTATTGGATCGCAGCGCGCCGGGATTGCGGCGAGCAGCGTCGATGTCGGGTACGGGTCGGCCGTCGATGTCCAGGCGGATGCGACGTACCTCGGTGAACAGGATGCGCTCACGATTCGCAACAATGCGGCGCGCGCGGCGTGGGGGTTTCAGATCGAGAGCGAGGATTGGCGCAAGCGTGCCGAGATCACCCGGAAGGAAGGCGTGTTCCTCGAGAAGACCGGCAAGGAGCAGCAGCACGCGTCGCGCTGGCAGGCGGCGGGGACGATCATCGGCACGAGCGCGTCGCTCCTCGAGGCGCGATACGGCATGAAAGGCAGGACGTAATGCCGACGGTCAAGGCGCCGACCCGCGACACGTCCGAACTCGACTTGAATGCGTTCAACATCACGCTCCGATCGCAGCCGTGGTATCAGGCGTTCTTCAAAGCGAAGGGGCTCGACCCGAACAAGGTGAAGTTGTCGCGCCGCGACCAAGGCGACCTGCAGTCGCTGATGGCCAGCAACGGCATGAAGCTCCCGGGCGGGATGCACATCGACAATGCAGGCAACGTGAATCAGAAGAACCGGCTCGCGCGCAACACGGCGATTGTGGCGGGCATTGCCGCCGGCGGCTATTTCGCGGCGCCGGCGATTATCGGCGCGTTCAGTACGACGGCGGCCACCGCGGGCACGACGGCGGCGGCGAGCAGTGCCGTTCCGACGATTGCCAGCACGGCCTTTCCGGCGCTCGCCGCCTCGGCGGGGCCCACCATTGCCGGCGCGGCCACGTTGGGAGGCACGGCTGGCGCGGCCGCCGCGGCCGCCGCGGGGACGTCGCTCCTGAGCTCGCCGCTCGCGTCGATGGCGCTCGAGCTGGGCGGGTCGATCCTGACGTCGCGCCTGAGCGGGGGGCGTGGCGCGCCAGCGACACCGACTTCGACGCGGCCCTCGATGCCGGAAACGACCGGCGGCGTCCCGCTGCCGCCCTCCACGGCGCGCGACTGGTCAACCGCGCAATACACCGGACAGATCGCGGCGACGCGCACGCGCCGGCGCGTGAGTGCGCCAGGCCTGGGCGGGCCAGTGTCGCTCCTTGGGACGCCCGCGGCCCGGCTGCAGCCGCGCACGCTCATTGGCGCGTAATGACGAAAGCCACCTGATGCCGACGGTCCAAACCTACGGCGCGCGGAAAGTCGCCTCCGATTCGCTGCCGGGTGCGCGCAAGAGTGCGAGTGAGACGCCGACCTCGCTCGGTGTGGGCCTCGAGCACGCCAAAGCGCAGACCGCCGAGGTCGTCGGCGGGATCGCCGGCGCCGTCGCGCGCCTGGGCGCCGAGCAGTTCACGGCGCTCGAGGTGCGGGCACGCGAGCGCGCGAACGATCTCGCGCAGCTCACGAGCGATCGCCAACTCGACGACTGGGAACGGCTGAAGGTCCACGATCCGGAGCAGGGCGTCTTCCATACCGTGAAAGGGAAAGATGCCGTCGGCATGCCGAGCACCGTGCTCGCGGATTTCGACAAAGAAGCCGACCGCATCGAGACCGGGCTGAACGCCGAGCAGCGTGACGCGTTTCGCGCGCGTCGTCATATTCGGCGCGCGTCGCTCGCCCGCTCGCTCGAAAGCTACTCGGGCGAGCAGCTCGACGCCTACGAGACGGCGGAAACCCACGCTGCGCTCATCGGCTCCCAGCAAAGCGCGATTGCCAACACGGTCCGCGATCCGCTGCGCATTTCTGAGGAGCTCGCGCGCACCGAAGCGATCGTGAATAACTTCGCCGATCATGATGGCGCCGGGCCGGCCGTGCGCGCGCTGCTCTTGACGAAGGCGCGGACAACGATCCACGCAGGCGTCATCGACCAGCAGCTCGCCATCGGCAACGATAAAGATGCGCAGACGTATTTCGACGCGGTCAAACAGCAGATCGCACCGGAGGCGCTCCCGGAGATCGAGCGGAAGCTCGAGAGCGGCAGCACGGCCGGCAATGGGTTGCGCGCCGCCGAGCTGATCTGGCAGCAGCAAGGCCCGAAAGGGGACACCGATCCGATTCAGTTGGATCACATGGAAACCGCCGCGCGGGCTCAATTCGCCGACGACCCGAAGACGCTCGCCGCCACGATGCACTATCTGCGCGAGCGCAAGGCGGGTGTGGATGCGAGCCGACAAGACCGGGCGGAATCGACGACCGGCGCGGTGTGGGTGGCCGCGAGTAATGGCGCGTCACTCGCGCAAATCTCCCGGCTGCCCGAGTTCATCAACTCGCCAGGCCGGCTCCAGGCGCAAATCACCGACTACATCGTTGCCCGGTCGGAGCGTGCGGCGTCACGCGAGGCGGCGCTCGAGGGCCGTGCGGCGGCCGCGGAGAGTCGGGCCTACACGCGCGAGCAACGTGGCCAGGCGGCAAAAGAGACGGCGGGCTGGGCGCGCTATTGGGATCTCTCCGATCCGAAGACGCTCAACACGACGTCCGAGAATGCGCTGCAGGCGCTGCGCGGCGAGCTCGGCGACGACCATGTGAATCGCCTCCTCACGCAGAAGCGCGCGATTGATAAGTCGGAGACGACGGTGCGCGCGGCGGCGATTGACGATGACCTCTTCAAAACGACGGCGCGCGAGGCGGGGTTCGATGCGTACTCGCCGAAGACTGACGTCGAGAAAGCCGACCTCGGGCAATTGAAGAACATGGTCGAGACCGCGATCGATCTCGAGCAGCAGCGCACCGGCAAGGCGTTGACGCGCGATCAGAAGCAGGCGGTCATGCGCAGCATCACCGATCAGAAGGTGATGCTCAATGTCTGGGGCACGGATCCCGCGCGGGTCGCGGCGATGGTCGTCAATCCCGCCGATCGGAAGAAGGCCTACGTCCCGATCGCCCAGGTGCCGGTCGCTGCGCTGTCGGAGGCGTTCAACTATGTGCGCGGGCTGACGCCGGAGACGCAGCGCATGCCGGACGAGGCGCTGCGCACGATCTACAGTGATCGGATTCAACGCGCGTACGCGCTGAAGCTCTTGGGCGGTACGCGCGCGGAGATGGAAGCCATCATGCGAGGCGAGCAATAGATGCCTGGCTTCTTTCCCGAAGAAGAATCGCAGGCGCTGCAGTCGCCGTCGCTCGCACCGCCGCCTCGGCCGGCGGGTCCGGTGCTGTCCTCGTCGTTCTTTCCGGCCGACACGGCGCCCGACAAGCTCACCGACGCGATGGGCCGCGCGACGGCCACGCCGCCCGATACGGCCGCGCGGATCTTTGGGCTCCAAACGAAAACCGGGCTGCCGCCCGAAGTCATCGCGCGCAACCTCGACGTTGTCGAGAAGCAGGCCGCCGCGGCCGACTTCGATCCCGTCGCGTTTCGCAAATCGAGCCCGCTGCTCGCGAGCTGGCTCGAGCAGCACCCGCTCAACGCGGCGCTCACGAAGGATGATCTCGTGCCGCTGAGTGCGGTCGAGAAGACCCTGCGCGTCGCTTCGAATTCTGTACGCGCAACGCTGGGTGGATTGACGGGCGGCATCAACCTCGGCGCGTGGAGCCTCCTCGAGGCGGCGGGAGACGTGCTGGGCGCGCCCTCGTTGACGGCGTGGGGGAAGGCGCTCAATGCGCAGGCGCGCGAGATGGCGGCTGGCGTGAAAGGCCCGCAAACGGGCGCCGGGCCGAACGAGCAAGCCTTCTACAGCGGCTTTGAGTCGATCGGCAGCAGTGCGCCGATTCTCGCGATGACGGTCGCCACGCAGAACCCGACGCTCGCGCTCTCGTTGATGGGCACGCAGACCGGCGGCGCGGCCTATTCGCAGGCGCGCGAGGCGGGTGTCTCCGTGCCGGCGGCGCTCGCGTTCGGTACCTCGCAAGGCCTTGTCGAAGCGGCGACCGAAGCGATTCCGGTGGGCAAGCTGCTCGGGGATCTCGCGCAGCAATCCGGCCTGATGAAGACGCTCGTGCACCAGGCGCTCGCGGAAGTGCCCGGCGAGCAGGTGGCCACCTTCTTCCAGGATCTCAACGAGTGGGCGATCCTGCCAGAGAACAAAAACAAAACGCTCGGAGACTTCGCGACCGAGCGCCCGAGCGCCGCGGTGCAAACGCTCATTGCGACGCTGGTGTCGACGGGCGCACAGACCGGCGCGGTACACACACTCAATAAAGTCGTGACCGGCCTCGCGGGTCAGCGCGTCGTGGAGGATCTCGGCGCCGCGGCGACCGCCTCGAAAACGCGCGAGCGCAATAAAGAGAAGTTTGCGGAGTTCGTCGCCGAAGCCACGAAGGACGGGCCGGAGACGGTGCACGCGTCGATCGACACCTGGGAAACCTACTGGCAATCGAAAGGCGAGGATCCCGCGGCGAAGGCGGCCGAGGTCGGCGTGACGCCGGAGGCCTACGCGCAGGCGAAGGCGACCGGGGAGGAGCTCGCGATCGCGACGGCCGCCTACGTGACCGAGCTCGCGGCGACGGAGCACAACGCGTTCTTCGCCCAGGAGCTCCGCCTGGCGCCCGGCGAGATGAACACGCGCGAAGCGACCGCGTGGCTCGCGGCGCAGCCAACGACGACGGAGACCGCGCCAGCGTCGGCGAGCGATCAAATCCGCGCGACGCTCGTCGAGCGACTGGTGCAGGGCGGGCAGATGGAGCGCTCGACGGCGGAGACGAACGCGGCGGTCATCAGTAAGTTCTTCGAGACCTTCGTCGGCGAGCGCGCGGGGTTAGATCCAGCGGCGCTCTTCGAGTCGCGTGTCGGCGCGATTCAGCGGCCCACTAATGCGGCGAGTGACGCCTCGGCCGTCTTCCTGGCCTATGGGCCGACCGGCCCGGTCTACAACATCGTCGGCGGGCCGAGTCATGGGTCTACCAAAGGTGTCGAGGAGCTCGAGCGGCTCGGGATTGCCATTCCAGAGACGCCGGCGGATACGGGCGAGCAGGTGAACGGCGACGAGCTCCGTGCGCGCGCGATCGCTGCGGCGAGTGAGGCGGGTCCGCTGGGACAAAGTGATATCAGCGCGCTGCTCGCGCAACCGGAGCAGCTCCGGGCGCTCGATCGCCGGCGGACGCAGACCGACATCCCGCTCGAGGGGATGGCGGATCGGCGCGCGCCGCTCCCGTCGCTCGAGGTGCTGCGCGCCGGCGTGAGTCCTGATGCGCCGATCAATGTGATGGAGAACATTGGCGCGGCGTCGCTGCAGATGCTGCGCGAAGATCCGACGCTGCGCACGCGGGCGAACGCGATGCAGGCGTCGGCGACTCGGCGCGCCGTGGACCGCATCACCGAATTCTTCCAGCCGCTCTTCCACGGGTCGCCGCACGAGGTCGATAAGTTCTCAACTGACTTCATCGGCACAGGTGAAGGCGCGCAGTCCTTTGGGTGGGGGTTGTATTTCGCGGAAAACCCCGACGTCGCGAAGGGCTATCAGGCTAGGTTGAGCGGCGGCTATGTCAGAGACGGGGTGCTCGAGCACGTTGGCGACGTCTGGGCAGCCTCGCGCGATGCTGCGCAGGCCGCGGGTGCCGCGCATCCTGATCACGCGGGCGCTATTGCGACGCATATTCAGGAGTGGGTGGAGTCTGGCCGACAGGCGTCGACCTTTCTGCGCCGGCATGAGGTGTCCGACAAGCTGAAGCCCGCCTATAAGGCTGCCGCGGCGGTGTGGAAAGGCGTCAAGGTTAATCCGGGCCGTCTCTACACAGTCGATATTCCAGACGCGAAAATCGCGAAGATGCTCGACTGGGATAAGCCGTTGAGCGAGCAGAGCGCGCACGTCCAGGAGGTATTGAAGAAGCTACAGGATGTCATGCCCCACGCCCAGGAGGGCGGCTGGCAATACGGCAACCGCTACTTCACAGGTGGAAACGAGCAGGGCTACACCCAGAAAGGCACGGACGCTGAGGGCCACGAGTGGTTCAATGCCTACGTCCACGGCCCAGGGTTAGTGGGTGTGTTCGACACGGTCGAAGCTGCGCGCGCGGCGGTCGAGGCGCAGGTTGGTCCGGTCACGGGTCTACATCCCATGACCGGGGAGGAGTTCTACGGGCTTCTCTCAGAGCATGAGGGCGACGATGAGGCCGCCAGTGCGGCGCTGGCGGCGGCCGGCATTCCTGGTCTCCGCTTTCTCGACCAGGGCTCGCGCGCGCGCACCGCCGCGTGGGATCAGCCGATTGACGAGGGTACGCGCAATGTCGTTGTCTTCGATGACTCCATCATCACGCTCACCCATAAAGACGGCACGCCCGTCACGCCAGCCGAGCGCAAGGAATTCTTCCAGTCGACGGCGGCCGGGGATCCCAATGTGCTTCACCAGTTGAGGGAACCCGTCGCGACGTTGAGCGGCGACGAGCTTGGCGAGGGCCTGACTGACATTAACGATTTGCGACGGGTAGCAGAGGAGTATTACGCGCGCGAGCTGCAGCATGGTGTGAAGACTGTCGATCGCCCCGGGTTCGGGTCCATCCAGTTCACACGGCGCGGGCGTAACCACTTGAAAGCCTATAGCGGGAATCCAGACAAACTTCGCGTGTTGCCCGCATTACCGGCGATTCTTCAACGTGGTGACTATCTTGGTCGGGAGGCGGCGTATAAGCCTCGTCCTGATGCCATGGTCGCGTTTCATCGCTTCGTTGGGGACGTGCAACTCGGCGACCGGGTAGTGCGTGTCACGGCGCTCGTCGGCGAGGATGCGTACGGGAACAAGTTCTACGATTTGCAGGTCCCAAAAACAAAGACCCCGGTGAGCCGTGAAGACAAAGTCACGGGTCCGGGGCCTTCTGAGGATGGCGGAACCACCCTCAATCAAAGTATCGACTCGTCGACTGACGATGTCAACTTGAGCATCCTCGAGCAAGAACGTCGCGGCAGTATTGCCTTCGACCCGACCGGCAAAGCCACCGTCTCCCTCTTCGCGCGCGCTGACCTCACGACGATCATGCACGAGTTCGGCGGGCACCTCTTCCTCGAGCTGATGGGGGATGTCGTCGAGACCCTGCAGCAGCTCGACCCGGCGACGCTGACGCCGGCGCAGCAGCAGATTCTCACGTCGTATCACGATGTCATTCTGCCGTTCCTCGGCGTGAGCTCACGGGCGGAGATTGGCCGCGCGCAGCACGAGCAGTACGCCGACGCCTGGGAAGACTACATGATGGAGGGGCGGGCGCCGAGTGCCGAGCTGCGAACGGTCTTCGCGCGGATGCGGGCGTGGTTCCTTGGCGTCTATCGGCAAGTCCGGCGAACGGTCACGCTCACGCCCGAGGTGCGGGCTGTCTTCGATCGGATGCTCGCGAGCGATGAGGCGATTGCGCACGCGGAAACTGAAGGCGCGGTTATCCCGCTGTTCACTGACGCACGGTCGGCGGGGATGACCGACGCGCAGTTTGCGCTCTACCGCGGCGACATTGAGAAAGCGTCCGCGGGCGCGCGTGAGAGGCTCGACCGGCAGGTGATGGGCGAGCTCGCGCGCGAGCAGACCGCGCACTGGCAGCAGCAGCGCCAGGCGATCGCCGACGTTGTCACGGCGGAGGTCCATCAGCAACCGATCTATCGCGCGCTCGCCGCCATCCGCAAGGGCACGGCGCCGGACGGCACGTCGCTCGTCGCCGGCG